TACTTAAATTAAGTACTCCACTCTGCTGGCTAGAACGAGAAGTTAAGTGCTCCCCATGATACAAAGCCACGGAGTGGCTTTGGTTATGGGGAGTACTTAACTTCAGTACTAGACGGTACCGTGGAGTACTCCACGATAGTGTGTCAATTTAACTTTTTTTAGGATAGTTGTAGAAGATAGAATGCCACTGGGAGGTGGACTGTTACAATTAGTAGCAGTTGGAAAACAAGACGTATATTTAACCGGTAATCCACAAATTACATGGTTCAAAATGGTCTATCGCCGCTACACGAATTTCTCCATAGAATCACAGGCCATTTATTTCGACGGCGACCCCGATTTTGGAAAGCGCCTCACATGTAATATACCACGCAAGGGCGATCTCCTCGGCCCTCTTATCCTAGAAGTAACCCTACCCGAGCTGCACCTCGCCGACGCCTCAGGAACACTGGCCGCCTACGTGAATTCACTCGGTCACGCTCTCATAGAGGAGATATCAATCGAAATCGGTGAGCAAGAGATTGATAAACAAACCGGGGAATGGATGGAGATTTGGTCGGAATTAACAGTACCACCAGGGCAGCGTGACGGCTTCAACGCCATGGTTGGGCGTATCGATGGAACACTTCCACCACCCGTAACATATCCCCCCGATAAAAATGCCGTATCAATCAACGGTACATACCAGTACGGTGCTGTCAAACTCTATATCCCTCTCCAGTTCTGGTTCAATAAGAACCCTGGTCTATATCTCCCTCTTCTTGCCATGCAGTATCATACTATACGCCTAAATGTGAAACTCCGGTCTCTCGACCAACTAGTTTACACCGCCGCGCCCTTGAACGCTAATCAAGATTGTGCCACGACGCCAAAGACCAAGAAGAATAAAATCATCGACCTACGGCTATACGGAGACTACATACACCTTGACGTCGAAGAACGCCGACGTTTCGTCTCGAATTCTCACGAATACCTCATCGAACAGCTCCAATACACATCAAAAATCAGCATACCGGCAGCTACAAATACGGCACTCATCCCTCTCGAGTTCAATCACCCTCTACGCGAAATAGTATGGATTCATCAACGTGATGCCATGGAAAAGTATAACGAATGGTTCAATTACAGCTCCGTGTCAATTAACGAGCGCGGCGCTCGTCGTGATATGCTCCAACAGGCCGTCCTCCAGCTCGACGGCTACGACCGGTTCGAAATCCGCGACGCCGGCTACTTCCGCCTCGTCCAACCCTTTCAGTATCACTCCAATGTCCCACTAAACCAGTTCATATATGCTTACTCATTTGCGATGAAACCCGAAGAGCTACAGCCCTCTGGGTCTTTGAATGCCAGCCGCATTGATTCTATAAAATTACAGATTGCCCTCCGACCTGATCCAGCAGCCACGGTTTTACCTACCGATCCGAATTACGTACCACCTCGTGGCAATTCACATGTTCGAGTCTATGCCACAAATCACAATATTCTACGTGTTGTTAATGGGTTTGCAGGCCTAGTATTTAAGATATAATGATATAACAAGGAAATGGCAGCCGCTATCCCTAGTGGAGGAGCAGGTCAAACTATATTACAACAACTTGGGGTTGGAATACCAATGCCATTTTGGACTTTGAAGGCACTAACTATTTTTCCAGTAACTGGAGTTCTAGGGTTAAATCATGCTGCTATGAATAATCAGGCAGTTGCCTTATTAAAAGCCGGCTCACTCCTTGTCTCAGCAATCACTATTGCGTTCTTATTACCGTATTATCCGTGGTTCTTACGCAAATATATAGTACTTTTTTCAAGACTCGGTCCATGGTTCATGTTTGATATTTTCGAAGTATTGAATGCGAATTTCATGACGCATGGCTTCCGATTACCCTTGAATATTACACTAGAAGGGTTGACACACTCTAAACACACGGATGGAAGATGGAAACTAACTACTGCAATGGCCGCCTCGATTATGGCCACCTTCGCCGCTTCGGGCGTTGCTGTAGCAAGTTATTTGCCAGCAAACATTGTTCCAGCGAGTATTTCGCAGAACATCGCCCTTATTTCAGGGGGTTCTGGCGTCCTCTTGGGAGGTGTTGCCCTTGCCGCACTTTTTATGTCTAAGAGTCCTGCTACAGGGGGTTTCACGCCTCTACCAATGACAGGTGGCGGTCTCCCACCTCTTTCCCATTTCGCAGATAAGTTATTGTCATCAAAGGATGAATCGTATGCTTTTTTTGCAGTCCTGGCGCTAATTGTTTTGGGCGGTGTTGTTATAACGGCATCTAAAAGTTAAGTATCTATAGCTAACATATAATGAAGTACCTCATGGAGCAGGCAGAGTTTGAGACCCTTATTGGTCGCGGTGAGTATCCTGATGAGAAAGTCCCACCATTTACGGTTGTCTACTTCACAGCCACTTGGTGTGGGGCGTGTCGGTCAATTGACCTGGCCGCACTTGAGAGTGCATTTCCTCTAGTGAATTGGCTCAAGTGCGATGTGGATCAGAATAATTATACACCAGGCTACTGTTCTATTCGCTCTATCCCGACATTTATGGCGATTAAGGACAAGAAGATTGTGGGGCAGCTACAATCAAATGACAACGGAAAGATTACGGAGTGGCTAAAGAATCTCTAATCGACAAATAGCTGGGAATGAAAGATTCCTATGATATTTTAATAGTAGGTGCAGGTATTGCAGGGTTATACACCGCAATTGAGTACTTGAAACGAAAGCCGAAAGCCCGTGTCGCAATCGCTGAGGCATATCATATTGCCGGTGGGCGTATGTCAACCTTCTCAGCTGATATCTCAGGAGTCCACTATCAATGGGAAATGGGTGGAGCGAGAATTTCAGAGCATCATGGGCTACTGCTCGGACTTTTCAAAAAGTATGGACTCGAGACAATTCCAATTTCAGGCCGCCTCCAATTCAAGGAATCCGGAGCATGGCCTCTAGAGCCGGACAATTTCGGTCCAGCAATTCCAATTACACTCGAACCTCTGGCGAATCTTCCAAAAGAAATTCTTGGAATGAAAACTATTCGCCAATTACTTTCCACTGCTCTCAAGCCGAAGGAATTGGAGGATCTTCTAATTCGCCACCCCTATCGCGCCGAATTGGATACCATGCGAGCCGACGTTGGCCTGAAACTTTTTCAAAATGAATTCGGACCTTCGGAGAAATACTTTTTATGCAAATCCGGACTTTCCAATCTTATAAAAAAAATGGTGGAAGATTTTGAAAGTCGTGGAGGATTTCTTTTTCTCAAACACAAACTTTTGGAAATCCGCGGAGACAACGAATTCATTTTCAAAAAAGTTGGAGGAGGCTCCGCCGAAATTGTTTTCCAAGCCGCCAAAACTGTTTTCGCAATTCCTTCTACCGCTCTGGCCCGGCTCGCTCCCTTCACCTCTTGGCCTACTCTGAAACATCTTACCATGAGACCCCTTCTCCGACTTTATGCAGTTTTTCCAAAAGGTCCAAACGGGAAGCAATGGTTTGAAGGACTCCCAAAGATTGTTACGGCTGCCAGGCCCCGCTATATCATACCAGCCAGTGTTGAGAATGGCTCTATCCAGATTTCCTATACCGATTCTACGGATGCAGAGCCGCTCATTGAACTTCTTGAGAAAGATGGCGAGGCGGCTCTAGGGGCCGCAATTGTTAGGGATCTCAGAATTCTTCTGGATAAAACAATTCCAGATCCACTGTTTGTGAAGGCCCATCCTTGGAAAGACGGGGTCACCTATTGGCTCCCCGGTGATTATGATTCTGTAGAACTCTCCAAGAAGGCTATTCGACCCTTCCGTAAGAAGCCCTGGTTCGTTGTTGGCGAATCCTTTAGTATGCGCCAGGGCTGGATGGAGGGGGGTTTAGAGCACGCTAAGTCTGCTCTTCCCAACATAATAGATGGATAAGCACCTCCTGCTCGCCTTGTTTCACATAGCACTCGTTGTACCTTTTTTTCTCTATATCGGATTTCAGCGTGCAGCAACACCTGAGTGGGTCTATAATCTCCTCTTCGGCCTGGGCCTTTTCATTTTAGCCTATCACGGAGTCATGGCGGGAATCCGGTTAATGTCACAGAGCATGGGGGCTTGGGTAAATCTCATACATGCTTTAATAATTGCTCCACTCATGCTATACATTGGTTATTATGGAAAAAAGACACAGCGTCCTGCCTATGAAATGCTGCTAATCATTGCCTTTGGAGCACTTGGATATCACCTCAAGTCGCTGATAGAGTCTACGCAGACGTTTATGAAGGATGATTAAGGATGTTCGCAAGCTCTGCAGCACGAATTGCCTCATGTACTGTAATACATGAGGCAACGTGATAATGAAAGGCTGTCAGGGAATTCAATTCCTTCTCGCACACCTTGCATGTTAGGTTATCGCGCACGGCTTCCACTTCTTCCTTACAGTGCATTCGCACGTAGTGAATAAGGAGATTCGACTTAGTGGGAGATCCCTTGAATCTACAAGCCTGGGGGCATCTGTAAAGAGTTACACGACTGTGCTGGGTATTTACGTGAACGTCGAGTGAATACTTAGCCTTGAATTCCATCTTGCAGTGGTTGCATTTATAGGGGAGACTCGTCTCGTGCGATTTCAAATGATAGTGCATAGTGTTCTGTTTTTCTCGAGTTTCACCGCACACGTTACATACAAATTCTCCTGCAGAGTTCTTAGTGTATTTATAGACCATTTGGTGTTGAAGAGGGTCACGGAGTTTTCAATTTTAAGGTCTTAGCATCTACGTGAAGCCCACCACTTCTTTGCTCCCGCCGAAGCCGCCTTAGCTCTCTTAGCAATATCAGCATCTGTCGTGTGATATGTTTTCCCGCACATCAAGAAAGAGTGGACCCGCGCATAACCCCACTGCTGCTCGGTCGCCCCGGGTCGATGCCCTGTTCTCCAAGCAGCCATTCCGCGATTGTAGCATTCCCTTATAAACTTGAGAGGAACACCTGTGGCCTTCGCCTTCGCCTCTAGTGACTTCGCCTCAGGGAATTTACGCTTCCAGGCGGCAGTGTAACCAGATTTCCGTGTTTTTACACCACGGTCCGTCTTGAAACCGATATAGGCCGTCGCGTTCTTCCATAATTTCGATCCGAATTTCGCGATTTCTCGGCGCCGCTCAGCCTTTTTTGTGGCCGATAACCCACTAAAATAACGTTTCGGAGATTTACGGGTCTTAGGCATCTCTTATTATATGGGCTAAAAGATTTGGCCCATCATCATATAAGATGATTATTGCAACTTTAGCAATCGGCCACGACTTCTGTGAAAGCTTGGCGGAATGCTTGAAATCTAAGGTGGACTACGCGGCTAAACATGGCTACGTCTATAAACAGGGAGGTGAAGAGTTTTGGGACCGTGATAGACCTATACCGTGGTCGAAGGTGCCGTTTATTCTTTCAGTTTTAGAGGGGGCCGACGAAGGAGTCCTCGTCTGGTTGTCCGATGCCGATGTACTAATTACTAATCCGGCACTGCGGGTGGAGGACCATGTACCCCTCCTACCTGTTGGAAAAGACATGCTAATGCTTATTGATGCCTGCGGTCACCTGAATTCCGGAAATCTTTTGATGCGGAATACGGCATGGCTACGGGATTACTGGAAGCGGGTGGGCCAGCAGACGGATCTCCTATACCATATTTGGTGGGAGAATGCTGCTATGATTAAGCTACTAGAGACTAATGCAGACGACCTAGCGCACACTGAGATTTCAAACGAGCATACGCGGTTCAACTCGTATTTACAGGGGCTTCCAGGGCAGCCACTATGGATGCCAGGGCAGTTCCTCGTTCATTTTGCAGGCGTCTATGATGTTGCGAAAATTAAGAAGCTTACGGGGGCTATAAAGTCTGGAAAAATCCCCAGACTGGTTGGAGAAAAAATCGAATATATAAGTATAAATGGAAAACAGCGCTAACAATAGTAATAGTGAGGAAATGATGGGGGGCCAGAACGACATGCGTAAGAACATGATGGGCGGCCAGAATAACACGATGACGAAGATGATGGGCGGCCAGAACAACACGATGACGAAGATGATGGGCGGCGGTCGCCGTACGCGTAAGAACATGATGGGCGGCCAGAACAACATGATGCGTAAGAACATGATGGGCGGCCAGAACAACACCATGACGAAGATGATGGGGGGCCGCGGTCGCCGTACGCGCAAGAACATGATGGGAGGCCAGGCCATGGCACCAAGAATGAATATGATGGGGGGTGCCAAGCGCGCCGTCGGCACGCACGCGGAGGTCTGGCACGGCACGGCGGACCACACGAGCGGCGGCCTCAAGAAGCGCGACCTCATGAAGAACAAGCACGGCCGCATCATTTCCAAGAAGAAGCACGCTCTTGGCAAGAAGGCGCTCAAGAACCTTGTTAAGGCTGGGTTCAAGGCGAAGAAGGGGACATTCAAGCTTTTCCGTAAATAAACGGAAAAGCTGTTTAATAGTCCCGCCTTTAGCGGGACTATTAACAAGTTATTTCGCAAGTAAGCTTGCGGAAAAGCTCACCGCCCAAGCGAATCGGCAATAGATCTCAAAAGCTCAGCCGACTCCTGAAGCGTAAAGTTGCTTTGACTAGCGCCCTCTGATGGGTCAAACCAATACAGAAATCCTTTCTTATCCGATTCTCCAATGGAGGACCAGACAAGACCGAGTTCTGATGCACGAATTTCCTTTAGAACTGACGCGACCTTGTATTTTTCAGTTGTCAAAGCCCCTACACGACCATTTAGAGCAGATTCAATCACATCGGCTGCCGTATCATGCGTCCAGAAAATCGCATCCCACTCCGAAGATACTGGTACATTCGTGCCGAGACCGATTAGCGTAAGCCCATCACGAGCCAAATGATTATAGACCTGCGCCGATGGCTCACCGGACCCCCAAACAAGTCGCACAGGCTTCGCGCAGTTTGTGACATATGTAATGGCGAGACGAAGGTCCGAGTTGTCCTTAATCACGAAAACCGCATCCCATTTCATTCTTAGGAGCCAGGGGTCCAAAGCGCTTGTGACAAGCACACGCCGTCCTCTTTGCGCTACCTCACTGTCTATCACAGCCAGGCGTGACCGCACGAGACCTGGTAGGAGTGCAGGGGAACCTATACAGTATAGTTTGCGACCCTTCAGACGCTCTGAAAACGCCTCTAGACGAACCTCGTCAGTCATTATTTGCTATTGTGATAGATGGTTTAGACCAGGCTTCGCCAACTAAAATTAACTATCACAACCCACATTAGAGCCACAAAATGTTTAGTTGCTTTAAAGCAAAACCCGCCTATAAATACGAGGTCCTCAGATATGATGGCGCGGGATGTTTATTTACAAATAATCAGCTCGTGCTTGCGGGATATCAGCCGAACAAGACTGCATCTTACATTAGCGGTATCGGCGGGTCTAAAATGCCTGGTGAAACCTTTCAGCGGACAGCCTACCGAGAGACTCTCGAAGAGCTCTTCCATGTGAATACATTTCCAGCCGGCCTCATCGAATCCATTGAACTTGTCCTCGAGCCCAAGCGTATTATACAGAACGGCACTTATGTAGTTATTGTTCTCTCTTTCACCGACCTTGAGCTGATTCTGAAGGCATGTAAGTACTATAGACTAGTCAGCCCAGTGTACGACAGTATCCCTTTAAAACTTAACGACCTTATTCTGAATCGGCATCCTGACCCCAGCGCTGAGATTACATATTTATCACTAATACCATTGGCAAAAAATGTGACGATTGACCCATACTTTGTGGAGGATTTGAATATTAGTTTAGGGTCTGAACTGCCCTAGATACTCGCGCATACACTTTCGTATCTCTTTCGTATCATCCTTGAAAGGTTCGCCATCAACCCCCTCCAACAAGATTTTTTTCCCTACGATTTTAAAAAGGTCTTCTATACCCTTTATACGTATAGTAGTATCAGTACTAAGATACTTTTTGCAAAAGAAAATATCAGATTTCAAGTATTCTTCGTCATCCATTAGACCAGTTTCCTGAAGAACATCGAGGCCGAGTCGAAATATTTCCATCCGCTCGGGGCTTGTTAGTTTCGGATCAAAGGCAGTCGGCTTGAGATACTTCACACCCTCGCCATAGAGTTTATGTCTCGGATATCTATCATCAACAAAAAGAATATCGCTCGGCTCAATGTGTCCCTTCACATCGCACAGGTCTGTGAAAATCGCCTTGAGGGTCTTGAAGCTTTTAGCCGGTTGCCCGTCCGTTTTTTCTTTCCAGTCCTCTCTGCGAATAGGGTGTGTTGCATCGACGAGACACTCAAATAGCCCAGGACACTTGTATGTGGTTTCTATGAGGGCCTTGGCTATACGCGGCGTGAAGCTGTTCCACGTATTTGAATAAATGACGACTGTTCCCTTAGTCTCGCGTAGGGGCTTAATGAATTCACCCAGGTTCGGTCTCAGGATCGTCTTGAGAATTTTAGGCGATTTCAAGAGTTTCTTGATATAGAGGGCCTCTGCACGGCGCAGCTTTGTTTTGAGAGAAGTACTTAGGCGCAGCCCAGGATTTATTTTCCTATTAAATGTGTTTTCGATAGTGTCGACGCTGAAAAAATCGGCCCAGATGCCTATGTGATAAAAGAATCCGAGGGTGTTATCTAGATCGAAGGCGACTAAGGCCATGGTGGGGCTCCTTAATATGGAGCGCGAGATAAAATTGAAAATGATTGCAACTAAATAAATTATAATAAATGGAAAGTTATAAAAGTTGTACTTCTGCTGGAAAACCTTGGAGCAAGAGTGAAGATAATCAACTTATTAAAGAATATAATGAAGACAAGTTATCTTTATTAGATATTTATAAAAACCATAAACGAACGCCAGGTGCGATTACTGCCCGTTTAGTACGTCTTAACATTATTGATAGAAGAGATAGTATAAGAGGTTATTTAGAATATGAAAATAGTGATTTATATAAAGAACTTTGTAAAAACAAAGAGTATAAATATAGTGAGGCTAAAAATAATCAACCATTAATTACTTCATCTTTTGGATCATTAAAAAATTCATCTGATATTTTACAACTACAAAAAGATGTAAATGAAATAAAAGAAAAGGTAAATAATATTCTTGAACTGATGCATATGATATATGAGTTCGAGACCGAATAGAAATTTAAAGTAAATACATAAGTATTAGATTTTATTCTTTCTAAATATCTTTTGCATGATAATAACTGCTTTTCTTCTTAAAGAGTATTTTATATTATAAATTATGTGCGATATTCCTCCTCTTGGGGCTTTAAAAAAAGATACTGGAGAATATGTTTATCCGCGAATTGCTAACAAAAGTGATAAATATATTTGCCCTGATTGTAAAAAAGACTTAATACTAAAAAAAGGTAATATTAGAATTCACCACTTTTCTCATATTAAGGATGATAATCCTTGCAATTATTATAATAAACCATCTGAATCACAGATACACAAAGATGCTAAAATGTTATTGAAAAATCTATTAGATAATAAAAAACAACTAATTTTTATCAGAGAGTGTCATAGTGATGTCGTGGGGTTCTGCTCTAAAAATACAGAAGAATATGAAATACCTGAAATAACGGATAACTCTCAAATAGTTCTTGAATATCGGTTTGATTACAATGGATTAAAAATTGCCGACGTTGCCTATATAGATAATAATGAAATTGTGTGTTTATTTGAAATTTATAATACACATCGAACTGAAGAAATAAATAGACCTGATCCATGGTTTGAAATAAATGCTATAGAACTTATAAATGCAGTTAATACAAATGATAATACCGTAAAAATAAAATGTATTCGCAAAAATACATGTGAAGATTGTAAATTAATAAAGTGTAGTCGTTGTGATAATTTATGTCCTAGGGTAATTATGAATACTAATATTGTTAAAAAATGGTGCAAAGAATGTGATGTATATTTTTATGGTAAAATATATTTGTTTGTTTCATTTCAAGAAAAAGATGAAATAAAAAAGTATGGTGGTAAATTTGATTCAACTTATAAAAAATGGTATATAGATGCATCAAACAAATATAAAGAAACTATTTTATTGAAATGGAAAAAATGGGAGCCTTGATGATAAAATTGATCCCAATTTCTACAATGCGTTTTTTTCAGCCCCGAGTTTTTGGACCCTTTTACTAAAAGAGCATGGACCAAGCCTACATCCCCCTCAAGCCCCACGCAACGCCTGACACGGTCAAGCCTTACCTAGAGCAAATGTCCCCCAAGGAACGCGAACTACATGAACTCGCCATTAAGCTTCTCGGCTCCTCGTACTTTATCGAATACTCGCACGGCTATCTGAACTGGTTAGCTAAACAGAAATCTTCATAACCCGCAAAGGCACCCCCCCGTAAGCCGCTGCCATTTCACTAAAAGACGAATAATACGAGCCTAGAATCTCAGAGCAGCGGCTCAGGCAATAGAAATCGAGCATAGCCTCGCGGCAACCAAAGGGGTCATTGCGTGAGAGAATCGTAGCCGACCCTGTAAGAATTCTCCCAGGAAATCGGCGGACAGCCTCCTCACGCTCTTCCATAGAATCCGTTGCAACATAGAACATTGTAGCTTCAGGGTAGGCCGTCATGGCCTCCCAGAAAAGCTCCGATGGCGATTCCTTAATGGAGGCATTGTTGTCCCCACGACGAATGTGGACTCCCACGATAGGGCCAGAGAGCTTTGCAAAAAGATCTTCAAACATACACTGAACGAATTCCGCAGGCCTCAGGGACCGCAAATGAGCCAAAAACCGGCCCTGGTCGGCCCTGTAAAACTGCCCGTGCGACTTGATTCGGATTGGCCGTTTCTCGCCCGCGCGCTGATACACGAAATCCCATTCCTCATCCGATTGAACTGACTTCGCCGTGGCCCATGCGCTGTGGCCTTGTAAACGCCCGTCCTCGAGGCGAACCCAGGGCGGTAAGGAGGTCACATCAAATAGGAATTCAAAGGGTGCGGTGTGAATTCCTACATCTGGGGTCCATGATACAATCAGAGAGGGTGGTCGAGTGCCGTCGTCATTTAGAGGGATTATATCTTCGGCAACGCACATTCCACTGACAAGAGCGCGGAGTCTATTTGCAAAGCCGGCGCAGACTTTTAACTCTAGGGGGGGATTCATCTTATTAGTCTTGTTGAAGTAAATTTTAAGCTGTTGCTTACCGCATATAATATCAGCATGAAGTACCGTATCTGTTGGATTACTTCCACTGGATATAGCGGTCACGGTGAGTATTGTCTGACTCGTGAGTTGGCCGAGAATTTGCTTGTAAAGTTATCCGTTGAATATCCTGAAATTAAACATTGGATTGAATGCGATGAAATTGCCGGTTAAGGCTACCGTTTAGTACTCCACGGTAGATAAAAATTGAAATCAGATAACCCCAACCCCTATTTTTAATACCATGGAAACCTGTGCCATTTGTCTCAATCCGTACACAAAGAAGCTTCGGCAAAAGGTTCTTTGTCAGTACTGTCCCGAGCATGCCTGTAGAACTTGTCAGCAAAACTACCTGCTCTCAAGCTACGAGGACCCCCACTGCTTCACGTGTAAGCGCGGGTGGAGTTCCGATTTCATGGCGGCGAATTTTCCCCTTATCTTTCGCAACGGGACCATGCGCCTCCACCGTCGCAAGATTCTATTCGAGCGTGAAAAGGCCATGCTCCCTGCGATGCAGGTTTTCGTCGAGGCTCGGCGCAATGGCGCGCGCGTTAGTGCAGTTTATAACAAGATTTCGCACGAGTTGGCGGAAAAGCATCAGGTCTATTTAAACCACCGCAATGCTGTGAGAGTATTCGAGCGCGATGTATGGGCCGAGCTCCTAACTAAAAAAGCACAGGGACTAATCACTCCCATCCAAATGCCGGTATACCGAGCTGCAAAAAAGAAGTGGGCCGAGCTACATGATGCAGAGATCGCTTATTCTAGAAATATCTGTAATCCTTTGCGTAAGCTACTCAATGACGCCTGTCGTGAATTGTCATATTGGAATCATCGCTATATCAATGGTAGTGAGGCCACTGAGAAGCTGAAGCGGGAGTTTCTGATGCGATGCCCTGCAGAGGATTGTCGTGGATTCCTTTCGACTGCCTACAAGTGCGGAATCTGTGAAAAGCATACCTGTGCCGATTGCCTGGAATGTCTTGGAGCGGCCGATGAGAGTCTCGAGGCCCTGAAGGCCGCTCATACATGCAAGCCAGAAAACGTGGAATCTGCAAAGGCTATTAAGAAGGAGACACGGCCTTGCCCTAAGTGCGGGGCGCGGATCTTTAAGATTGACGGGTGCTTTGCAAAAGATACACCGATTCTTATGTGGAATGGAGAAACCGTCATGTCACAAAATATTAAAATCGGTGATGAACTCATTGGTGACGACGGTAATAAACGGATTGTTGAAGAGCTATGCTCTGGTGAAGATGATATGTATGAGGTAAGTCAGACGCGTGGTATGTCATATAAGGTGAATAGCAAGCATAAGCTTGCTTTAAAGCCATATAACAATATCACATTTCGGAGTGAGGCTAACATATGGATTGTAAAATGGTTCAACAATACTTACTTCTCAACAAAGCAGTTTCCTACAAAAGAAGAAGCTACTGCCTTCCTAAACGATTTGAATCTTCCAGATGTAGTTGAAATCACTGTTGATGATTATATGAAGCTTTCACAGACTACAAAGGATTCACTTTATGGATACAGAGCGAATGAAATTAATTGGCCGCATATTGATGTATCAGTAGACCCATATCTTATGGGTCTGTGGCTCGGTGATGGTGTAAACAATGGAATGAATTTCGCATGTAATCCTAAGAGTGACTCTGAAATCATTCGCTATATCATTGGTTGGTGTGATAAGAATGGGGGCGAGTTAGTACATGACGCCGCACATTGTTTCCGTGTACGGCGCGCTGGTCTTACACAGGGACGCGAGGCTATGAACCATGGAGCAACTTCTGCAGACTGCAAGGGCTGTCTTAAGAATAAATGTGATTTATGCGATCTCCCAAATTCTAAACTTGAGAGAAATGGTAGACTCAATAAGAATCCGTTAAAGGATGCCCTTGAAAAGTATAATCTTATTCAGAATAAGCACATTCCTCGTGACTATATTGTAAATGACAGAGATACACGTCTCCAACTTCTTGCAGGTTTGATTGATACCGATGGATATGTTGGGAATGATGGAAAGCGAATTATGATTTCACAATCAAACCATTCTATCGCAAAAGATATTGCGTTAGTTGCACGCTCTTTGGGATTTGTAGTGAGTGTTGATATTGTTAAAAAGGAAAATGTACCATTTCCAGGTATTCAACCTAAGACGTACCCTCCGCACTTACGCGTATCAATCTCTGGAACAAATCTATCAGATATTCCCACACTGTTGCCTCGAAAGAAGTGTCACGATTCTAATCCTAACAAGGATTGGTTTAAGACAACTATTAGTGTAAAGAGTATTGGAAAGGGATCCTACTTCGGTTGGTCGGTTAATGATAATAAGCGGTTTATCATGGAAGATATGACAGTTTTAAGAAACTGCGACCAAATGTGGTGTACCGTCGATGGTTGTAGCACAGCTTTCAGCTGGAATACCGGTCACGTTGTCACAGGTCGCGTCCATAACCCGCACTATTACGAGTGGCTGCGTCGCAATGGCGGCGGTGCGCCTCGCGAGGTTGGCGATATTCCCTGTGGTGGCGTGCCAAATGCCGGCATATTTATGCGACATGTGATTCGCAGCGCCCTAGCGACCAATGAAAAGAATGCTCTACTTGAGATTCACAGACATCTCTTGGATATTGAGGCACGCCTAGTGGTCTATCCCGCGAGACCAGACGCACTCATGAATAAGGAACTGAATGTACGCTATCTCATGAATGAGATTACAGAGGATGTGTGGAAGCAGAAGCTCGAGCATACCGAGGCGGCCTTTAATCGAAAGAAGGAAATCGGTCAGCTTCTCCAGACCTTTGTGACGGCTTCGGCGGATATTCTACAGAGTATTGTGGGTCGAATGGAGGACACATCAGTTTCGGCGGACAGCGTGGCGGCCTTTATTCGCGAAGTCGCAATGCCACAACTTGAAAGTCTGCGCTCTTATACGAATGAATCTTTCGCCACGATCGGAACTAGTAGGCGTATGGCGGTTCCACAGGTCGGTTCGCACTGGGAATGGATTGGCGTGAGAGCCCTTTATAAGATGCCTACACTGGCTGTCAATGAGATTGTAGAGGCGGATAACGTGATGGCTGGATATGATACGGAGGATGTGGAGGCGGCCGAGGCCTTATAGACCTTGCAAGGCCTAAGCCAAAATCTCCTTAAAAATATAAGATATGCGCCTAAAGTTGCCCGCATTCGCCATTAATCTTGATAAGAGCCGCTTGCCATATGTTTTTAATTTATCAACCGACACCTCGATTCCTATCATCATTTCAAAGGCATCCGATGGCTCCGAGTACTGGGACTCAGGTATCCAAATGAGACACCCCTGGGGCAACGAGCGACTCACTCCAGGCATGATGGGTTGCACGAAGTCTCATATGAATCTGCTCGACGATGATAATCGTCACGGTGTCTATATTTTTGAAGATGATGCCGAACTTGTAATGCCAATGGAGGATGTCGAGAGATTTCTTGACGATGTTCTAAAAAGCCAGGGAGACAATTGGGATATTATTCTTCTCGGCGCGAACGAATATGTGAATTCAAAGCCCATTACGCATGAAATCAATCGTGTATACCGGTTCTGGGGTACGCACGCAATGATTATTAATTCCATCGCCTATGATTTTATTAAGAAGACGTTCTATGATGCACTAGATGAGGGCATTTTTCTTCCAGCCGATTGGATGTATAATGAGGCTATTCGCCAGTACAAGCTGCGCGTTTTTGCTCCGAGCTCACCGAAGCTCTTTTTCCGTCAGGTGCCTGGGCTGGTCTCGGCGATTACTGGGAAGGTCCGCTAATGGCCTTTTAGTAAAAGGCCCCAAAAACTCCATGGCCTCTAAAGGACCGCTAATGGCCTCTAAAGGGCCGCGCCTAGGAGAGGAGACCCCCACCGAATAATATTACTAATAAAAGCACTATCCAACGGCCTCGTATACATTCTAAAATCGAAAATCGACCCCTTTAACAGCTCATCTCGGAGTTCATATTCTCCAGGCTGATCCGTCCAGTTCGACTTTCCAATATAGTTCTTCTCCGTGTACTGATTCTGCGGGAGATATCCAGACTCCTGTGTGTAGACGACATTGCCATTTATGTAAAATTTTATATCCGGTCGCACAGCATCCATTGAAGCCGCCGTTACAACAATATGCGTCCATTCATTGAGCCCCACCGCCTTATTGATTTTCACCTGCATCTTACGGAGCGTCGAATCCCAGACCTCATAAATAAGTGTGGCGCGCGACTTCTTGGCATTCGGGTCGGTCGGCTTCGGCCTATTATTAATCTGCTGCGCCTTCGATGGGTCAGCGTAGATTTCCGCACCAGGGCAGACAAAATCATCAACGTTTGCCCGTGACATCAAATACAGGTCCTGCGCCCGCATCTCAGGACACCACTGTGCCCCAGACCCTGGTCCTGGCACCGTCGTCTCGGGGCATCCAGACCCTGGGCGCAGCGTGTTGTCACCCGAATCTGCATCACCCTTGCCGAGAATTCCCAGGAAGACGTTGTACTTCCCTGCACCGTTTCCGAAATCGAAAATATGGGCGTTGTTCGTGAATTCGTCGAATTTCACCCAGACCGAAAAGGCACGTATGCTTCGCATCGGTATAAGATTTCCTAAGCTGAGATCATTACCATCGCCAATACGCAAGAACTGGTTAGTCCCGTTGAGGTGTAGAGCCCTAGTAATCGTTGGTCTCGGCGGGGACTCGACAACTTCTACAGACCCCGCCCCCTGTATCATGGTATTCCCAACGTAATCAATCATGTCATCACGGAACCGTAGCCACATCTTACACTCCCTGTAAAAATCCACGAGGAGCTTGATGTCATCTGGCGGCTCCGTATCAAGAGTGTCCTTATCGGCAAAGGAGAAGTCGTTCGCTAGTACACACATGGGCTCATAGTTCGCCTTATTTTTAACGATACGACAATATGCACTCTTACCGTTTTTCCCCTCCCGCATGTAATCGTCACGGGAAATCTTAAAGCCATCGCCCACCTTCTTCGTCTTGAAGTTGGTGCTCGTAAGCCCATCTGTTCCGGCAAGGGCGCATGCAAAAAACTGCTCGGCCTCTGAGCCACCCTCCTTGAAGACCATGCGACAATAGTCTTTGGCCGCTCCAATACCCTGAACGTCAGCGTAGTCTGCGAAATACCGGCGATTCGACTTATAGCCCGATTCTTCCTTGTTTGGCCCGACATCACTACGAATTGTAAAAGCTGCCGTGAGAATACTCTCGGCCTTGCCGCTAACTATTCCAGTACCTGTCGGTATTGTACTAGCCCACTGAAAACCCTCATTAAGTTTTTTCGGAAACACCATTTCGAGCCATAAGACTCCTATAAGTAATGCTAATGCCATCCATACACTGCCGTTCATGGCTCCCTACCGTGTTATGTCAAAAAGAACTGTAGTATTTTGGCACAACACAATAGCTAAATGGATGGAGGGGCAATTATAGGACAGGGTAGTTATGGCTGTGTATTTGATCCGCCCCTGCTATGCGAAGAGGCAGTTGAAGCCAAGAAGGCCGGTCGTATGGTTGGTAAACTTGCTAGAAAATCTGATGCAAAATATGAACTTATCACCGCCTCAGTTTTATCTGAAATACCAAAGTACAAAGAATACTTTGTTTTACCGAATTTAGAGTCATACTGCGATGATGTCATTCCATTAGACGACCAGCCCGATAAAATGGGTCTTGCTATGTGTCAGCCAATTGAGCGCTACGGAAGCAAAGATATGGTCCACTACACTATGCCATTCGGAGGTGTTAGTATTATGAAATTCTTCGAAACCGGTAAAAAACTATTTCCTGTTCGGGATATGATTATACACGCCTTAGAGGGTGCTGCGCTCATGACATTAAACGGCTACGTTCATTATGATATCCACATGGGAAATATTCTTATAGAGGGATCCAAGCCCCGTTTCATCGACTTCGGTTTCAGTTTTTCATCATATAATATCACACAAGCAACACTTGATGAGCGATGGAAGCTTTATAATCCGGCATATGCTGCCGAGCCGCCTGAAATCACTATCATAACAGGTCTCAAAAACTGGTACACGCTCGAAGGCACTGTAAAACAGGTTGTTAAGGAGAAGCCATTACTAAAAAGCGCTGAAAATATGCTGAATCTCTCGCGCTTTACCCAACTCAACGAATTCATGAAATTCTGGCGGACTTCGGCCGTCTGTAAGAAAAAGGATTGGCTTGGGTTTTTCCGTCTTTACTGGCCGGCGTTCGATGCATGGGGTATGGGGTATATTATAATTTTTATATATTCAAAGGCGTTGTATGTGAAAAATGATATACCGGATTGGCGAGAGCTGTCGGGTCAAATAAAAGAAATTCTAAGAGGACTTCTTCGAATGGATCCTAGACGGCGGCTAGACTGCGTGGAGGCCCTGCACCTCTTTAGTCCTTCTTCGTACGTCGTGTCTTCTGCGTCCGGAAAGGCCTGGTTAGAGCAGCGGCGGGCCGTGCGCGGGCTGCTTTAAGGCGATTAAGGCGATTAAGGCGATTAAGGCGACGGCTATCCCTGTCGCCTACATCCCTGTCGCCTACATCCCTGTCGCCTACACCCCTGTCGCCTCCACCGCGACGGCTACCACCACGAGCCTTCAGGTAAAGCGGTCGGTTTCGCGGCACACAAAAGTAACTGCAGAAAATGTCATAGTTGAGAGAGCTATCATTTTCCGCGTCGACGTAGTTATAATTGGCAAGCTTAGGGTCCCATATTCTGTGACCGTAAGCATCCACATTCGTCACCAAGTTTCCCCCAGGCTTATGCGACCAGTACCGATTCGAGTCCTGTCTCAAAAAATGGTAATCGTCACTCTGGTCGACTATCAAAGCGATTTTAGAGTAATTCACGGGACACTTATCGGTGAATTCGGCACGCATGACATCGTGATTATCTCCAAATATACGCATTGCCATATTCGGACACGTCTTTGGAAGATTATTACTGAATGGCTCGTAACCTGATGCCTGTCCTGGCTGGTGATAGGGTGCGGTACACTTCTTCTTGCCCTTACACTTCGCAATCTGTTTCGGGTCACGCACATTCATCGAATAGGAGTAGCAGTTATGTGTTTTCATGAACTCCTTCGTCCCGTTCCATAACTCTGGGTGATAGTCTGGCTCTGCATCGGTGAGTGGAGAAATGCGCGGACATGACCCTATATGAAGTTGACAGAAGGCCTCTCCTGGTAATGCACGATTCATGCAGTCAATCGAGCAATTACACTGGTGTGGCCTCCCCGTCTCGTATGGTAATGTCCCTTGTCTGTGGTGTTTCTTGTATGACATTTTGGTCGGAAGGACCCCCTACTGTAGGTGATTGTAAAAGTTTAGCAATTTTTATAGCCAAATCATCCTGGGCGGGGGACTTTGATACTTCAAGAAGATTTGGAATGCCTGAAGAATTCGTGGTAGTGGCTGGCGCTGAATTCACATCCTGTAATTTGATGAATTGTTCCTGGGCCTGGCGCATGAGAATTTTTTCCACGGTGTGCATGAATTTTGTGAATTGTTGCTCGTGAGTCGTCCCGTCCTTGTGATATGTTCCAGTCAGCGCTAAGAATTGCCAACCTTCTGAGCGTAATTGCTCGTAGGTGGCGTGGAACAAAAAGTACTTCTTATCGAATTTGAAAAGTGTGAGAAATCCGTTTGAAATTGTAACAAGGAGAGAAACGAACCAGGTACACCAGTAAATTGAAGTGGAGAATTGCGTGGTCGTCTGATTATACTGAATTGAGAGAAGGGCCGGTACAATTACAGACCCAATTGTTACAATTATTCGGTTACTGTGAAAAAGATAGGCGGTTCGAGTACATTTTTCATAAGATTCTTGAATTGTATTTACGTAGTGCTCTTCAAATATTATGCGCTGATCGGCTCTCAGACTTATTGTTCCTAGGGCCTGCCTTAATTGGTATATGGCTTGTTTGGCATTACCCATCTGTGTTGGGTTGATAAAATTGATATATGGGGTCCGACGAATTCTAGATAAAATATGCCGTATACCGTATGGGCTCAACACTATATTTACGAAGAGACTGATGCAGCAACGTGTAATGTAAACATCGACGAATGGCGAAGGATTCACGAGGATGAGGACCAGCGCATCTTTGCCAAAGTCGGTCTCGGCGACAAGACCGCCTATATCGCTCTCGGCGCACCTGTAACTGAAGTTGTACCAATGTCAGAGCATAAATGTGTCTTTCTGCCGTCGTGGGTCCTCGATGTACTTGGCACGGATGGCTCAGGTGAAACAGTTGAAATCGAGTGGCTGAGTGCGGAACATTTCCCTGAGGCCACTCGCATTGTTCTCAGGCCGCACGATTCAGCCTTCCAGCACGCCGATATTAAAGAGGAGCTGGAGCGGGCCCTGACGTCGATTGGGGTTCTTCAGCTAGGGTCAACTGTCCCAGTTGCCCTCAGAGAACTCGGTGGGTTTACTGTGAACTTCGATGTGGTTGGACTGGAGCCTACCGCTCTTGTTTTGATGCAAGGCGATGAAGTTGCGATTGAATTCGATGAGGCGGTTGATGCTATTCCCGTAGAGCCCGAGCCCGAGCCAGAGCCTGTTTCAGAGCCAATGCTGCCGATTATTAACGATGGGGGCTATAAACTCGGTGGGGTTCAGAGGGTTCCTGGGTGGAATCCTTACAGGGTCTAAGGTATCCCCCCATACATCTAATAAATGGCTACGCAGGACCAAATAAATGCCGGCGCCGAACAAATTACGAGCGCTTTCAGGGGGTCCGAGCCATTTTTTATCGGCCGCAACGGAAGCACTGAAATAGCCGTATTTTTCTACTGGCTCAATAATCGTGCATCAGGATGGCCCTGGCCCAGAGATCTCATTTCAAACCTCGAAATGAATTTTGGTGTCTGGCCGATTAATACGACGTCTGTAGATGAATGGTGTAGATGCTACCAGATTTGTCTAAAGGAGCTGACAGGTCTCGCTGCCGGCTGGTACAAGCCCCTCGCTGATGCCGAGCTGAAATTCGTCAATAATCATAATAGTCGAGCTTTCAAGGTTCCTCTACGGAGCCTCGAGCCTTACTATGTTGCACCCGAGCTTCGTTGGACCGCCGAGCTGGCCGATAAGGACGTGGCCGTTGTCACGAGTTTCACGAAAACTATTCAGCAGCAGCTCGACCGCATCGACCCTCTTGTAATCTGGTCTGGAATCGAAGCCCCTGAGACTATTCTGCCCCCAACGACACGCTGGCACCTCGTAAAATCGTATTTCCCCCCGAATGTTTCAAAGGATGACCCTACTGGCTGGGCGTCGATTGGGATTCACTCGTGGGAGCCGGCTGTAGCCCATGTCGTCGATGAAGTTCTCAAGACTGGTGCGAAGACCGCGATTATTGGCTGTGGCGCTCTAGGAATGATTGTCGGCGGTCGACTCCGTAATAAGGGTATCAGCGTGATTCTTATGGGCGGGGCGGTCCAGGTGCTCTTTGGCATTCGCGGGAAGCGCTGGGAGAATCATGATGTTATCTCGAAATTCTGGAATGACAACTGGATTTACCCATTGGAGTCTGAGCGGCCACCGAATGCTGGGATGATTGAGGGGGCGTGTTATTGGGAGTGAGCATCGCGTTAACGTTTTCTCGTGTGACGAAGCCCCCTTTCTGCATTTTTAAAAGTCTTACTTCTGTCACGATACGTTTTAGTAACATTACTAAAATCGGATTCCTGATAGGCTACAAAAGGATATGTGATAACTGTTTTAAATAAATTATTATGATTATCAGTTGCAATCGAAAATAGGGAAGCAGTAAAAGCATATTTTTCATAATGAGATAAAAGCATATCATATGAGCGTTGAGGAATATATACCCAATGGGCTGCAACAGACCAGAATGGATCATAATAAATAATTCCATCCTCCCTACCAATTTCCTTAGGAAAGGTGATATAATTAGATCCACCTAAATAAATATCCCACTTCTTAGGATGTGAATCTAACCATTTTTTAATCTTTCGCCATTTATTCTTCCAACCAACTACTGGTAAGCAATCATCTTCTAAAATTAGTATATTTGGTAGTCGTTCTTTTTTAGCTATTTTTAATATTTTTATAGTCGATAAAAAACACCCGTGGGCTCCATTACTACGACTTTTAACGGCTTCTAAACGCACTAGTTCAATATCAGACCCTGCGAAGTGTTTTTGTATTTTAGCCCATCTATCGGGACGGGATTTAAGATTTATAACAAATGCCTTCATAGGCTCCCTATACTATGCGAAGAACTTCGGCCAATTCCTTTCGCATACAAGAGAAAGATGCGAATACAAATAGCCTCCGATTTACATTTAGAATCGAGGCCCAAACAGACCTTCGAGACGCTGCTCGATGTGGCTGCTCCTTGCCTTGCCCTTCTCGGCGACATCGCCCCAATAAATCATCCGAATCTGAAGGCCTTCTTAGAGTGGTGCTCGACGCGCTGGGAAATGGTCCTGTATATTCCAGGAAAGACCGAATGTGTGGATGAAATGTTTAAACCTGAAGAAGCCGTCAGAATGTTAAAGATTCTGGCGGCGCCCTATAAAAATGTCAATGTGATGTTCCGCGACAGCTTCTACACTGACGACGGGTTGATTATACTCGGCTGTCCCTTCTGGTCCTTCGACCCGAAGGAGTCTAGAGCATTCAGGGACTTGCATAAGGCTGACCTGGAATGGATACGGTCGATTATAAAACAATATACGAACCCTTTTTTGATTTTGACGCATTTTGGACCGGTCAGTTGGGTTCAAGATGAATCTGGGGAATCTGATCCGAATACCTCACCGATTTTCACGGAGACGGAGCTGTTACTGCGAGCTCCCATAGTAACATGGGCCTTCGGGCATTGCCACAACTACCTAGAATACAGTAAGGTCTGGAGTAAGGCGAATGGGATTCCGCGGTCGATTATGCTTGTGTGTAATGGTTTAGGACCTCGGAAGGCGCGGTTCGTCCAGGGGGCTGCTATAACAGAGTACAGGACGGATGCAGTTTTACGGATTGATCCGAAGTTGTATGGGGAAGGGGCGCCGAGCGTTTAGTGTAATAAATATTTCAAACTGGCATTTATGTAAGTAAAAATTGAAATTATATGTAGATGTTTAGCAGTATTATATTATGTCAACTGATACTAGTGTTATAATCGCCTATCAGTTTTGAAGATATCAAGAAAACCTTAGAAAAGAGCATCAAACAGGTTAAGGAGAAGAACTACAAGAACTATTTCATACACGCCTTTAATGCCGAGTGGTTAAAGAAGGACAGGAAGACTCGCCGACGACCTCCCAAACTTTATAAAAATTGATTCTCCGGATTTCACTAAAAAGTGAAAGTTAGTGAAGTGGTTTAAAGTTTTTGTGCGTCTATAGTATAGAACTAAATGGTGAAATATAGTTGTGAAAACTGCCAGAGTGTCTTCGCCCAGAAGGGTCATCTTGAAGCACATAAGAATCGCAAACGCCCCTGTAAAAAGGACAACACGATTGAGGCACTTGTGGAGAAGAAAGTCCAAGAGGTTCTATCAAAAACGAATGAGGGAGCAGTAAAAATTGAAGCGATAAGTATGACCTCAGTTGTATCACAGAAAATGGATTACAACACGAAAACTATTCCTGAACTCAAGGAAATCTGCAAACAGAGAAAGATAAAGGGAATAAGTGGTAAAACAAAAACAGCACTAATAGATATGCTGAATTTGTCTGATAATAAAGATAAATCCCCAGTTATTACTACTATTCCGCATTTATTACCATCTGAATCACCAAGTATCTCAGAAATTAAAGAAAATACATTATACAACGACGATTGTTTGAACTACTTGAAGAATTTGCCATCAGAATCTATAAATCTTACTATTGCAGATCCCCCTTATTATAAAGTAGTTAATGAAAAGTGGGATAATATTTGGAAAACGGAAGAAGATTATTTATCTTGGACAGAAAAATGGATTACTGAAGTGGCTCGTGTATCTAAACCAGTAGGTTCTTTATATATATTTGGATATTTCAGAATCCTATGTAAGATTGTCCCTATTGTTGAAAAATATGGGTTTAAACTACGACAAAATATTACTATCTCTAAAGGATTAAAGTCAGTTTCAGGTAGAAATACATCGCAATATCAATTATTCCCTACAACAACAGAACAAGTACTATTCTTTGTAAAGGATAATAAGAAGAAAATGAAAGAGTTTCTCCTAAAAAAACAAAAGGAAAAAGGATTAAGTGCAAAGGAAATTAATGAAAAATTAGGAATGAAATCTAATGGTGGTGGAGTATGGTCGCTATATACAGGAAATAATATATTAGAGCAATACCCAACAGAAGAATTATGGCATAAACTTGAAAACTTACTTGATTTCAAGATTAACTATGTTGATGTAAGACATATATTCAATATTGAAGAAGGGTTTACGGATGTTTGGTCAGATATTGACTTTTATGAAGAAAGGAAAAGTAGGATACATCCAACACAAAAACCATACAAACTAATAAAAAGAATTATTTACGCAAGTAGCAATCCTGAAATGTCGGTTTTAGATCCATTTATGGGTAGTGGAACTACTGCTGTAGTTTGTAAGGATATGAATAGAAAATGGTATGGTTGTGAAATGAATAAAGAATACTTTGAATTAACTTCAAAGAGAATTAATGAACACAAAGTGTAAGTTATTCATCTGATCTAATTGCACGAAGGGACATATTTACAATTTCTTGAATTGTATAACATCCTTCTCCTTTATTTTCACATAATATTTTTGGCATTAGTTCAGGGACTATGGTAGTTCTATCAACTTCTGCTCCTATATATTTTTCAATTCTTATATCTTTGTTAGAAGCAGAGTAAATATCATCAATTATGGCACTAAATGTAAGTAAAGGAAGACACATATAGAATTCAAATTTATATGGCCAGAAGTTTTTTGGTGCAGGTCTTTTTCCTTTCTTCTTATTTACTGAATAAATATCATCATAATATTGTTGAATGATATTGCGAAAGTTTTTGTGGCGTTCAATATTTGGATAGATCTCAAATAGTTGTAGTCTTACCTTTTTGAAATTACCTTTATCAAATTCTGGATAATCTTCTAAGAATAACAATATTCTTTCACTTTTACAAAGTTTATCAATATCTTCCTTATTATGAACAGCAAACAACCATTTTGAGTCCTGATTTCGCTGAATGTTATCTGAACTACATTTACTACATTTTGTTTCTGTCTTATAAACTCTTGCTTTACACTTTTTACAAGTATCTGTTTGACCTACCCTTGAGCAAGTTTTGATTTCAGAACCTGATTCAATATCTAATCCTCTTGCAGCAGATTTTGTCCCTTTCTCGTTAATAAGTAATGAAACTATATGCTGTGCAGCATATCCAGATGGAGGGTGTTCTGTTTGATTTGTTTTTTTCGCCCATTTATGATAAACCTGAATCGGCAATACAATCATATCATAAATAATTTGCTGTATGTCATCTGTTGTTGAAGTCATCTCTACTTTTACTACTGGTTCAACCTTTACATCAGTTTTCGCCTCAATTTTTTGTGCTGAAACTGGCGTAGTCATCTTCTTACAGGAACGCTTGTTGTGTCCCTCTTGCTTACAGATAGAGCATTTCATTTTGGATACTTCTCGGTTTTGTTGGTGCTTACGAATTCGTTTTTGCTGGGTTCAATTTTTTTGGATCGCTAAGTGCCGGTTTGAAATGTTCGTTGGTCTAAGAAGTCAGTTGATTCCTTAATGTTCTAAGCAAGCTTAGGTCTCACTTCTCGGTCGAACGTCTGCTCGAACCCCTGTATCGACCGTAAAAAGTTCGGCTGTGGTGTGAAAACTATAGGCCTCTTCGCCTTTATTATCGCCATCGCCTTATCCGATTTCATCCGGTAGTTGGCAATCAGATACATGGCGACAACCGCCGCCGACCGCTGCATCCCCGCATGACAATGAACTAACACAGGACCATTCTTAACTTCCTGCGTGAGTTTATAAACCACCTCCATGGACCAGTGCTCCATGTTCCGGATTTCTTCCTCTTCTAGGTTATCGTCTACGGCCAGCCGGTACTTTCTCGGAACGGAATGAACGAACGGGATGTTTTTCGTGCAATTGAAAACCGCCTGGATTCCGTTTTCCTTGAGAAACTTTTCGTCCTGTGAAGCCACGATGTTCCCCAGCCAGAGATTCTTGGTTATGAGATCCGCGTTGTTGCCTATATCCATTTCCTAGAGTACGGTGCCAAAAATATAAACAAAAATTGAACTCGCCGACCCCTCTCAATAATTCTAACAATGCCACTTACCCGCAACCTTTATCGCGAAGACGAAGTTCTCGTGGCCCTCCAGTATTGTATTCTGAAGGGCCGCTTGAAAGAGGCTATCTTTTGGGCCCATGAACTCGTGATTTCCAATATGACCGGTGAGCTACTGCAGACGGTATTCTGGCTCTGGATGAATTTCTTCGGCTCGGCGCACCTCGCCTGGTACGGCTGGTTTCACGAGGCCACTGCAGATCTCGAGAACGTCAATGAGGAAGCCATCTATTTGTTGGTGATGTCGCTCGGTCGCGCGGCAGCCAATAAGCGCTACGATTCCACAGTCTTTAGCCTACTGGTATGCGGCCTCGCTAGGACCCCCACAGACCGCATCGGATTCGTCGTGCTGCCTGAGAGACTCCGTGGCCTCCAAGGTGTCGAGAAGGCCTTCGCGACGGCTGTGAAACAGGGGAAGCTCGAACTCGCTTGGAGCATGTGGCCCCCTACTGGTTGGCAAATCCTCGAGGAGTTGGCGAAAGAGAACACGTCGATTGTGCGGAGTCTTTCACAGGAGTCTAACAGACCCCTGTGGAAAACCGAATGGACGTGGGCCACAAGGGCACTTGCCCTTGTGATTGTGGGGTCGCTAGTGCGCCCTGTTTATATCGAGAGCGAGACGATGCTCGCCGAGCTTCAAGGCTGCTGGACCGAATGGGACTCGCTCAAGATGCGCGCTGCCCGTTGGGCCACGATTCCCTACGATTGCCTCCACATGTTTACCCACCGAGTCGTCGATACGGAAAAGGAACTCATGGGCGGCCTCGAGGCTGCCCTGCCAGGCAGTCAGCTCTGGGACAGTGTGATCGGGCTCGACCGCGAGGAGTTCTTCGACACCTACTTCACATCTGATATTCCTGATGAGTGGTCGTCAGCTGATAGGCAGAAGTCGCACGGGCCGCCGGCGACCGGCTCAGCCGAGCGCACTTATAATCGGTGGTTCGCCGGTATTCCGTCTCGCGGCTTCTGGGGCGGGATTGAGACGGCCATCGCATACATGATTGAAAAATGGTCGCAGCCTGTTGGGTTTGAAGCCGCTATTCAGGACGGCTACGAGGTCGGACAGCTTTCGAAGAATTTTGAAAGGGTTTCGTTGGAACCCGTGCGGATTATGATGGAATTATAAGGTGTTAGGCGGAGAGGGTTACAAATCATCATCTGCGCTTTCATAATAAGCAATAATCGCCAGGACGCGGTCCTCGCTATATTTTTCATAAATGAACGTAACACTCATTCTAACCAAGTCGCCGCTCAAAGTGTGAATAACATCATCGAAACTAGTATCGGCATTCATATAGGAATGCTTGTAATACTTGAAACACAACTTACGCCATGCTTCAATGAGAGGGCACTTCTGATTCCGCTCGATGTACCAATAGAGAATCTCACTTAGAATACACGTCTTACCGTGATACTCATATTCGCTTTCTATAAAATTCTGAACGATGCCGGTGCAGTCTTCGGGCTTGGCAAAGCAGCGTTTGAGAATTTCCAGATGCAGCGACTTCTTATAGACGCGCTTGAAAAGATTAAGGCAATAGTTGCACGCCTGAAATCCCTGAATCGCCCAGTTCGCATAACCATATGCCTGGAGGTCCTTCGCGATAAAGTGGAACTGCCCTGTAGAGAACGTCATATTCGTAAACATATTCCGCGGGTAGAGCGTATTAACAAAGAGGCTATCCGCATTCAGAAGACGGGCGCAGATGTCGCGATACACTGTGCCGGCCTCGAATACATACTTTGTCCGTTGATTCCAGTCATATGTGTAGATTGGCTTTACTGGGACCTCACCGGTGAGAATATCTTCGGTATTGGCGACCTTGAAGCGAGCCAGTCTCCATTTGTGAATGAGACGCTTGATTTTCCAGCGGAAACGCTGGTTGGCAAATATCAGCTTCTCCAGATACTCTGCGCGCTCAGGTATCAGTCTAAAACCAGTAATGTTACTTGACAGGTCTCTATTTAGAAGTCCTCTGTCGATTGTGATTTTACGGTAAATGTGATTGAATCCATAATAGGTTGTAGAGAAGTATTCGCGATCTTCCTCATTACTCAATGGCAGAAGGTACCATTTCGCCCGGACTTTGTTACGTGCGGTGATACCATACAAGTCTGTAGATTCAATATATGATTGTATATATTGGGGTTCCATTTGTTAAAAATATGTGTGAGACTTTAGGTTCAATTTTTACAGGCATGTACCGTCTAGTACTGGGTTTTAATGATTTATAGCGCAAACTACTTTGCGCTATAAATCATTAAAACCCTCGTTCTAGCCAGCAGAGTGGAGTACTTAAATTAAGTACTCCACGGTAGGCTAAAAATAAGTAGTCGACGGTAGAACACATTAGGTCTCAAACACAATAATCTTATTCCCATAATATCGACCAATAAGCTTAGAACTCTTGTCGTAGACGTACCCATTTACTTTATCGATAATCATGTCATCCACTTCATAAAAGATAGGGAGACCCTGCTTCTTATGCTGACTCGGTCTCAGAGTGTGCTCGAGGCAGGCGGTCGACCCCTTACTCCAAACAACCGGTTCCCGACAAGTTCTCACATACTGTCCCTCTAGAATACAGTGAGTGCATCGACGCTCTAACATATCAGTGTCATCGTCTGGTTCAGAATAGCTGTAGTACGAAACCTTCTTAGAGGCCGCAACGGCTTTTAGGAGAGGCGCGCTCTCCTTACCAAGAGTACTCGCGATATCTTTCACAAGACATCGCAACTGTGTTTGGACGGCTAACTCAATAGCCTCATGGATTATTTTGTTAATAGGGACAAGGTCCATGTTAGTGCGGAGTTCGTGAAAAATGCCTTCAATTTTAGAGGGCAGATAAAGAGTAATGGCTTCGCCCAAGGTGTGGGGACCAGCCTTGTGGAGTATTCTGCACACCTATACTGAAAGACTTGGTAATCAGACAAATGAAATATCATCTACGGATCAACGTCGCGCCTGGATAAATTTCTTGAAGGCCGTCGAAGGTACGATTCCCTGCCCCCGCTGCAGAGCCCATTATAAGGAATGGCGTATAAAGTACCCTATTGATGCCTTTGGTGGCTACCAGGGACTTTTTCTGAGACAAAAGGCTCGCGAGTGGTTGTGGGGACTTCACGATAGTGTGAATCGTGAAAATGGTATAACAAGCCCGCCAATTGAGGAACTCGGTGAAAAATATGGGAAGGTCGACGTTCAAAAAAATATTGAGTCGTGTATCACAGAATTTAAAAGGGCTATGCAACAGTCGATGTTGTCACCAGAAGCCTATCAGATATTTATTAAATCACACGCTCGCTTGCGGATATTTCTTTGATTAACTTCGTTAAAATAATTGCCCTTAATATACAATGGAGCGTGGACTGACAATGCTCTTACATTCAATACTAATTGGATTAATACTTTACTTTATCATGTGCTCTCTCTTAGGGCAAGATCAGGCTGTTGCTGAAAACAGATCTATCTTAATATCATGTGGTATTTTAATATACATGATATTATTCGGACACGGCCTTCCTTTAAAATTAAATAAGCATTTATAAAACCCACAAAATACAATCATCATGTGTAACGGCTGCTTTACCGAGAAGTTCAGTGAGAATTTGCCGAGCATGCTCTAAGGTCGTTACGACTTCAGCCTTGAAGTTGATACTTCCATCTGGCTGGCAATTTGCATGTAGTGTAAGAGAAAGTTCATTATCTCTGTCAATATCACTATACCAGCTACTCGAGTCATCGAATATTAGATAAAGATTCATTGGTGCAATTTTCTTAATTTCACCAATGAATCTACGTAATCGTATCTCATTTTTTTCACTTAAATTGCTATCCTCTCCAGATTCTATAATTTTAATCTGTCTTTTCAATTTCTCGACAATAATATCGAGTGTTTTAAGATCTGCCATTTTAGAAGAATTTGGGAGGGGTCTCTAGTCAATTTTTGTACCGTGGAGTACTTAACTTCAGTACTAGACGGTACCGTCTAGTACTGGGGCTTAGTAGGCCTCGGCACTCACCGAATCGCTTAAGTGTTAATACACGTAACAGGCTTAGAAGGGTCATGTGTAACCACCATTTGCTGTGCCACGCCAAAAATATCCATAGTACGAATACCAAGAGTATTTGAGGCAGTATACCAACCCCATCCTAGTAGACCAAATACACCTGTGGCAACTAGAGCACCAGGGATAGTTTCGGATTTAGTAAACGCCAGACGAATCCCAGATAGAACTAGGAAAAACATTGCCGTGAATATAATTATATTTAGCGCGCGAGATTTACGAGCCCCTACCTTCGCCATGTACTCTGGTGTGTCTGAAACCGCCTCTAACTTATAAATTGCGGCAGCATTACACACTATATAAGAGCTAAAAAATGCAAAATGCGCCATCCAGTAGCTCGGCATCACGTTTATTTCAGTGGTGGATCCTGTTAGAGTTGCACTCGGCACAAGTTGACCTATGTCACTATGGAATATTTCAATATATGGCTTTAATCCTATAAATGCTTTTGCGAGTGTACCTGTAACAAAATGGATGACTGTTACTGCAACTGGTACAAATACCATTTGACCGCCAGATAACCATAGGAGACCAGCATTTCCGAGACCGAACCCTAGAAAAAATGTGACAATTGTGATAATTAGAGGCAATCCTAGAAAAAACATTATAAGGGATCTTTTAATCGTATCCAGCTGACTCATTCCTATAAGTATCTGCGCATTTTAAGTGTACCGTCTAGTACTGAAGTTAAGTACTCCACGGTAGCAGTATGAGACATTAGGGTTTATTACAAACATATAACGGACTTCCTGAAGCCGTACTATTATATAAAAGTGGTATACCCAGCATATTGATTCCTGACGTACCAGTTACAAGCTTATTTTGTTGCAAGAGGACCGCTCCAACCATAATACCAACTAGCAATGTGGCAATAATAATTATAAAGCTATCACAGCTGTTAAAAGAGCGATATGCCATTAGGAGAAAGAGAATACTCGATAGCCCAAAAGCTGATAAATATAGTCGGGAAGCAAAGGCAGTGCCAAGTGTCTCGAGCTCCTTCTTGAACGTTATCAACATTGACAGTATATATGAGACTGCCACTGAAACTATGTAGATACCGGCAGAAGGAAAGGCAAGCTGTCTATCAAGTCCAAATAGCGAAAGTGTATGTATGGTTACACTGGAAAAGCCACTTCTGCAGGCCAAGAGTGAGGCATTTGTTGAAACGCGGTCAGGGATTATTCCCAGCCATGTATTAAACGAGCGAATTCCATAATAGATTGCGACAGCCTCTAGTAAAGTCAAAAAGAAGATGCCAAATGGTGTCGAGGCCGTTACGAGCGCTAGAAATCCCATGCCCCATATAAGGGCATCTGGAAGAATACGTATAATTTCGGCAATAACTGGAAATGGATTTAAATGGTCTTTTAAAAATTGAAACGAGCGTTCCATCCTGCTTATCATAGATATTATAATGGGTATTCCATCTTATTTCAAACACATTTTAGACAGATACAAGTATCTTTTGAAGCCGGCAGGAACCGGTGCCACGACTCTTCTTGTCGATTTCAATTGTCTGATTTACGGCTGTGTCCGCGCCCCAACAATGCCAACCTACACGCATGAAGGACGAGCAGAATGGGAGGCTGCACTATTGAAAAATATTAGAGAGTATGTACTGGAAATCTGGGTCACTGCTGGTAAGCCTTCCAATGTGTATCTCGCCGTAGATGGGGTTGTGCCGATGGCGAAAATCCGTCAGCAGCGGTTGCGCCGTTTCAAGTCTGTCTGGATGGCCGGACAAGAATTGGCACTCGGTGTTCGAGGCGATGAGACATGGGATACAAATAGTATCACGCCCGGCACTGCTTTCATGGAAAAGCTATCTGTCGAACTCGGCGCACTTTGCTCGAAGCACGGATGGATCCTGAGTGGAGCCGAGGAGGAGGGTGAAGGGGAGCAGAAACTCATGCAGTGGATTCGTGGGCGTCCAGCCGACTGGTTCGCAAACCAGAGCATCTTTGTCTATGGACTCGATGCCGACTTGATTGTTCTGTCAATGCTTCATGCGGGTGGAGTGGGTTCAGCGGCCCAATGGAGCATTTTACGCGAAAAGCAGGAGTTCGGAAAACTTGGGGCGGCCGCAAGCACGAAGTTTCTCCTTCTGAATATCACGAAGATGGTCGAAGTACTCTTTCCTGATTTAGACCAGCGGTCCCAGCACCTCTATGACTACGTAGCAGGTATGTGCCTTCTCGGCAATGACTTTGTCCCGCACAACCTCGGGGTAAACCTGCGAGAACACGGACACGACCGCCTCGAGGCAGCCTTGCGCGACATTCATTTGAAGGGTATTACCCTGCTCGTAAAAGAAGATGGAAAATATACATGGAATAAGGCGGCACTCGAACTCATTCTTGAAGGCTGGGCGACCACTGAATCAGAGGACCATGTCGCAGCCTTTAAACAAAAATACAAGATGCGCGGACCGACCCCACGCAATGATACTGAGTGGAAGCTGGCGCCCCTACAGAATCTGCCCGTGGAATGGGCCGATGAGAAGCGCCTCTGGGACACTGAAACGCTTCTGGATGGCTGGAAGGGACAGTATTATTTCGAGGGCGGGGCTCTTGTGTGTGGTAGCGACATCGACACGCGTTCAAAAGAATATTTAGTCGGACTCCAGTGGATTATTGATTACTACACGGGGCAGCGTGAGCCCTCTTGGGAGTGGATGTACTCTTGGACTTACCCACCTCTCTGGTCCGACCTTTTAAAATATAGTCGGGGGCGAACGGCCCTTCCAGTGCCGCCATATGAGTTGGGTAAGCGTCTTCAACCGCAAGAGCAGTTATCACTGGTTCTTCCACTTGAGAGTTGGGGGCTTATTCGAAACGCGGGTCTCAAAAGGCTTCCGCAGAAGGCGCCGGCCTTCTGGCCCGCGAAGTTTCAGTTCATGTCACTAGGGAAACGTTGGCTGTGGGAGTGTCCTCCGCGAATTCCTATTATGGGCGTGGCGCGGCTGCGGTCCTTGCTCTAGGGGATGTTGTGTGCTACCGTGTTGTGCCGAAGTTAATAGCTCCATAGGAGCTATTAACTAGGGCCTACAACACAACTGTTGGCATGTAGGCAAAAATAAGTACCCCCTTTGGGGGTACTTATTTTTAGCACATGCCGGTAAGGCACAACACTAGAAGGTCCCAAACACTAAGTTCCGCTCACCACTTTTTATTGGCTGTGGGACGGATATCGGCGTACCAATAAGGGCTCTGTCGCAAAGAGCATAGAAGAATGCACCGTTAATCACCGGCACAATAACCGCCAGTAGCGTGATAAAAAAGAGGCCAGACCCTAAAAGGATTCCAGGGCGAGTGTACATAAGCATGATAACTATACGGATAAGCATGATAACCCCCACAATCGAGTTTGCTATAAACATTATATAAAACCAATCGCACAGTGTTACATTTGAAATAGATTCTAGGAAAGCCATCTCGTATATTATTTTGTGATATTTTATGTGTAAAAAAAAGGTATATGGGTAACGCTCAGTCATTTGACGCATCCCATGTTAGAATTTATCAAAAACTACTCCATATTTCAAGCCCGCAGACGCGGGCGCAGATGATACAGACGCTTCTTGCCGGAACAGAGTATGTTCAATCAGCAAAAAACGCCGGTATCTATTCGCATCTTCTCAATTACATGGCACGTGTAAATGCCCGAGAGGCCGCTCCCCTTCTTCCTGGCGAGCAGACTCTAAAAGAGATGCAGGAGCGTGGCGCACCGCCTCCTGTCACGAATACCATTGTTAATGCTAAACCGGCTACCACAACCCCCGTTGCCCGTGTGACAAAGGGTCGTGGCAATGAGAAGGCCCTCAGCTATTTTCAGAGTTGCCTAATGGTTCTCGGCCTCGAGGAAGAGGTTGCTCTCACAGAGGATAGTCTACGCAGTGCCTATAAGAAGGCAGCTCTGAAGGCCCATCCCGACAAGGGCGGCTCAGAGCAGCAGTTCGAGGCCGTGACGAAGTCGTTTGCATACTTGACGGAGATTCTGAAGCGGATTAATGGGGGGCGGAGTACGGCAGGTGTGGTCGATGCCCCGACCGCTCTAAAAGATTCACGGCAAACGGATTCGAAGGACTGGAGCATGGTCGAGCCGGTCCGGCTGAATCCGAAGAAGCTCGATATAAATGTTTTCAATCAAATGTTCGAGCAGACACGAATCCCTGATCCTGATGATGAGGGATATGGTGATTGGTTAAAGAAGGAGGGTGATGTCGCAAAATCTGGTCCGAACTTCAGTGGGAAATTCAATAGAGATGTTTTCAACCAGGCCTTCAACGAGGAAGTTAGAGGGCGCGCCGGCACAGCTTTGACAGTTACGGTACCACAGGCGATGACTCTTGCTCCGACACAGGGTGTGGAGCTTGGGCGAGGTGCAACGGGCGATTATACGGCTCCTGCAAACGCCCAGATGAAATACACTGACCTGAGAAATGCATACACTACTGAGAGCGCTTTCACACACCAGGTCTCAAATGTGAATGTGGAGGCGAGGTCGTTTGATTCATATTCGGGTTCGCGCAAGAAGACTCCTGAGCCGCTTAGTGACAGGGAGATGCAGGCGATTCAGGAGGCCGAGGCTTTCCAAGCGAAGAAGGAGAAGGAGCGGTCTATCAGGGCTGCAGAGGAGCTTAGTATGGCCGACAAGTATTTTGCGAGAATGAAGCAACTTGTTTTGACGGAGGGGACGGGGGGTAAAAAGAATAATAGGGGTTAACGTGAGGTTGCTCCACCTATAATTTCTACAAAACTCCTAGTATGACGGCCTCGCACTACATAGTTCCGGGTATAGTAGCCCTTGTAGCGATAACATTCGCCTGGGCCGTAGTCGACAATTACCGCAATGAGAATGGTTTCCAGGACAAGAATCTTTTAGAAAAGGATATGAATAAACCGGTTGTATGGGTCTTCGTGAATACGAGCGATATAAATAGCCGCAATTGGTCTGACTTTATGTCACGTGGGTCACACCGTGCTATAAATCTGCCATTCTTAAACATATGCTATGAGCGTATGGTGGATAAACTAAAGGGTCAGTTCCGTTTTGAAGTAATTGGCGGTCTCGAGGATCTCGCGGTTCGCCTAGGTGGCTGGGAGGAGCTCCCAACGCCCCTACAGAATCCCGCAGCAATTGTCCGCGCCCCAGAGCTCAATTGGATTCGCGCGGCCGTTCTCAAGAAGTGGGGCGGCCTCTGGGTCTCTCCTGCAACTATCTGGCTAAATCCTCTCCCTAAAATGCCAAAGGACAAGGTCGTCTTTTTCGGAACGAATTCTGATGAGACGTACGCAAAGACGAGTGATGCCCCTGCACTCGATGTGGTCTGGTCGCCGAAACCGGACCATCCCGTTTTTGTTGACTGGGAGGCGAAGGTTCGCGCACGCCTAGAGGACCGCGGAGGTGGTGCGGAATTCAGACGGGATGAACTTGCAGACGCAGTCGAGGCCATTCACCAGTTCCAAAACGACGTAAATGTCTTGCGCCTGCCTGAAGTTTCTAGAAAGGGTGGAAATCGTAGGCGGATTGAACTCGAGGACCTCCTCGCGGCTGGAACGGATGGTGTTGCGCCCTTTAAGATTCCTGAGAGCGGTATTTACATACCAATCCCATATCCTGAAATTCTTGAGCGCGAGAACTTCGGTTGGTTCTTAAGAATGAGTGAAGACCAGATCATGGAGAGTGACCTTGTCATCAGTTATTTGTTTAGACGCGTCTAACAGCAGATGCGGTAACGTCTAGTGGCGGTTTCTGCGGCTTCCATTATTATTATTATTATTATTATTATTATTAGAGTTTCTTCTCTGCTCGGAATAATGGCTATTGACCTTATTTTTCAACTCTTTTATATTCTTAGTCTTATTATATTCATCAACATACTCATTAAAGGGTGCTGAAAAATCATTATCATGACATACTATTTTTTTAAGGCCTCTAGGAAGTCTGGGTAAGACTTTTAGTTTATTATCATTACATACTAATATACGCAGAGATGGTGGAAGGCTAGGCAGTTCTGTTAATTCATTATTATCACAGTGTAATTCTAGAAGATATGGATAGAGATTGCTTAGATATCTAAACAGAGGATTTTCAGGAAAACTAGATATGACTCTTAGTTTATTATGAGAGCAGTGTAATTCTTGAAGATTCTGTATAGGAATATGAGGCATTTCTTTTAAATTATTATTATTTACATTCAAAGTACCAATAAGATCCATTTTATCTTGAGTTGGATATTCACGTACTAATAATTTTCCTAATGAGTCCGTAGTTAGTTCCTCACCAGAATAGTTAGCTACTTTATCCGCATATGTAGGCGTTGAAAAAAACCCGCCGCCGCCTTTCTGCTTTCTAGTAGCCTTAACCATTTATACTTATTAAGAAGAAAATAATTAAAAACTGATCCTCCTATATCCCCCAGAATAATACGAATGTAATATGTAAATATTATGATTCCGTAAGTCCCGGGATTTCCCTTCAAGCCTTTGCAAATATTCCCCAATTGTTTTCGGGTCATTTTTTTCAATGCAGATAAATTCCTGCCTGCTTGAATTCATTAAATATGTTGTCATTCAAATGTTACTTCTAATGAAGCTCCACTTAAATCCTTAAATGCCGTTGCAGATTGAATCTGATACAAAAATGTTTTTCGACCATTGTAGAGTCGTTCCTCTTTCTTAAGGTGATATCCATGAGAATGAAGAATGTGTCTGAGGACTGTGATAATAGAGAGCGCCCCCCAGTTATGTATAAATCGCTCGGCCTTGCAAGGTAGATAATACGCCTCTAGATTTGGGAGCCAGTCGTCCAGCGTGGCAACCCGTATTTCATCCTTGGAAAACCATCGGAGATCGTGAAATCCTATAAATCCCATGTGACCGAGAATCTCTGCCACAAAATCTCGGGGCGGCTCTTTTCTAAATAGCTTGACAGGTTTCCCTGTCATCTATTGATTATCCAGAAACAATCGCATCATATCAAGCGTATGGGTCTTTCCCTGTGCGAAATATATCCATCCCCGTAAAAGAATCTGGTGAATTTTTTGAGACATGCTGGCGGGAATAATACCAATCATGTGAAGGGATGAATCAAGTTCATGTAAGAAATCCTCGTAGCTGATACCAGTCGTCCATAAATCAATGAAAATCGAAATCATCTCAGAATCCCTGTTACGAATATACGCCTTTAAAAGATTCAAACACAGCATAAAAGACGGCGCCGAAAAGTTATCGATAATATCGGTGTCCTTGATTTCGTACGGTGCAAGTGCTGCGAATTTTGGACCAATAACACGTGTAATATTTCGAATCTGTGTCGGAGTCTGCGCGATAGACATAAATACTGTAACGGCTTTGAATGATAAGGTTACGTCTTTGTAGCCCTGCTCTTTCAAAAAATGATTTACAAGAACAATTGGGGAAATCGTGTCAATCTCTAAGTGCATTGAGCGCGACCTGAGCGGCTGAATCAGGTCACCTACATGACGACTGCAGAAAAGGAATCGCGTAGTATGTGAGTGCGTTTCCATAGGACGACGCAACGCCTGCTGGGAAATAATAGGCAACGAGTCGGCGTCATCCACAATAATCCATCTGTAAATACCTGGGGTCGCCGATGTGTGTCTCACGAATTCTGCAACGGACTGGCGAACACAGTGGATTCCGCGATCCTGCTCTGACGAAAGCCATAAAATCATATCCTTTGTTGGTACCATGTTTTTGTTACGAAAGTAGGCTGCGAGAAATTCGTGGAGAATCGTTGTCTTCCCTGAGCCGTAGCCCCCTGAGAAAAAGAGATGGGGCGGGTCGTCCAAAACTTTATTTAGTAGGTTTACAGACTCTTCTTGGCATATGAGGCTTGTTTTAAACATAACTGGTCTTATATTTCGAATATGCTTTAGACAGCAGCCGTCTAAAAGAATAAGCAGTGTTCTGAAAAGAGAGATGTCACTATACGAGCATCTTGGACTGCAGCGCGGGGCCGACCCACAGGATATTCGCAAGGCCTATCTCAGACTATCGAAGACGGAGCATCCTGATAAGGGTGGTAGCGAGGAGCGCTTCAAGAAGATTCAGGAGGCCTATGAAATTCTATCTGACGACCAGAAGCGATCATTCTACGACCAGACGGGACAGGTGCCTGGCGAGCAACAGCAACAACCCTTTGATATGGGTGGGATGTTCGGTGGAATGTTTAATGGGGGCATGCCCTTTGGTGTACCCTTTGGTATGCCTTTTGGTGGGGGCATGCCCTTTGGTGGCCCCCAGCAGAAACGTCAGAAGGGGCCACCGAAGGTGCTCGAGGTCGGTCTCACGCTACATGATTTCTTTTATGGAAAGACGAGTCAGCTGAAATTCAAGCGTCAGAAGTTTTGCGAAGAGTGTAAGGGTGTCGGTGCTACTAGTTTCACGTCATGCGGTCAATGTAATGGTTCAGGAGTACACGAGCAGCGTGTAATATTCGGCCCAGGTATGCAGGCTATTCAGCGCGGACCCTGTGGTGGCTGCAGCGGTCAGGGAAAGCAGCAAAATGGCGCCTGTAATAGCTGTCGTGGAATGAAGTTCAAGACGCATGAAAAGACTCTGTCGATTACTATTGAGCCTGGTATGCAGCCTGGCAATGTTATCGAGTTTCACGGGGAATCATCAGATCAGCACGATTACGAGCAGCCGAGTGACGTTCACATTGTTCTCCAAGAGAATGATGATAATCTTACCGTTACACGTCTCGGGGATGACTTATCAACCGTCATAAATATTACACTTCAACCAGCCCTGACCGGATGTGTATATCTAGTTCAGGGCCATCCAGCACACCCTCTTGGGCTTAATGTCACTATTCCAGCGGGGACTATGCGCGGTGACGCTATTACGGTGAAGGGAGAGGGAATGCCTCGACGTGGTACAACACAACGAGGCAATCTGCATGTAACTGTATCAGTTGAAGTTACGGCTCAGGAAAAGGAGCAGCTTGCAAATAATTTAGATGCTCTTAGAGGGGTGTTTAATGGCGTCTAGAGTGCTTAGCGCGTCTAGAGCGCTTACCACGCTTACCGCCGTGCATCTTGGGCGCGAAACTTAGGGGGTTCGCGGCGAGCTTCCACTCAGGGTTCATCTGCATGAGCGCCTTCGCCTCAGCGCCGGCGGAGAGGAGATGCGTGGGGGCTCTGTAGTCGGCAGGGTCAAGCGCATGTCCGCCACCGCCCTGCTTGCGGCGCGAGCGGCGAGAGCGGCGCGAGCGGCGGGCGCCGCCGGACTGGTCGTGCATTCCTTGAATAGCAGCCACTGAATTATCAAGCGTTGATACACGAGCAGTGGCACGAAGGCTCTCGTCAAGAACACCCGTGGTACCGACCGGAGCACCCTCCATTCCTGTAAAAGCGCCGCCATACTGGCCCTTGTGAATGTTCTTGTACTCGGTACCCTGGGCGGCGGAGAGATCCGCGGGGCTTAGATTCTGCCAGCCGCCGCGCTGGCGCGAACGACGTGACGAGCGGCGCGATGCACGCTTCCCCTTACGAGTATTTCTTTTTACGCGCTTTACCATTTCTATTAGAGGCTTTTTTTAAAAAAGAGCGGTCTTTTTTTGGAAAAAAGACCCCAAAAAAACTTGATGTTGCTAGTATTACTAAGGACATCATGTTTTTGAGTAATTTTGAGTTTTTTGCTAAGCTTTTTCCAAAAAAGCTCTTTTTTTCAAAAAAAGGCCGAGTTTTTTTGGGGCCTTTTTTCCAAAAAAAGGCCGCTTTTTCTAAAAAGGCCTTAGTAGCTCTCACGAAGTGCCGGTGCCTGGATAAAACGCTTCTGAATCTTACCAGAAACGAGGTAAAGGCTATTCTCCGTAACGATGATATAGTCATCGCCGACCTTGTAGACCTTCTGAATAAGACTCGTGAACTCCTCATTTGACTTCACGAGCATCTTCTCCTTCGTCTCCTTGTCCTCACCCATGAACGCCTTCGCGTTGTACGTGTCAAGGTAGTAGTCAAGTTGGATTGGCTTATCCTGCTGCATAGCGAGCTTGGCGGCCTGGACTAGAAGCTGAACTGAAGGGGATACATCTTGAGTGGGGGCTGACATTTTAAAATCTGGTGAGTTCGGGGAAACCGTATTCATCAATTTTACGCGGGCCGTGTTGCGCCAGGCTGAACGGGCTTCAGCACCTCCCTCGAATGCTCGCGTATAACATCATTCATAAAATCATAGGCCTCGTCGAGCTGTGCGCGCATGCGCGCCCCAGTGATAATAATCGACCCAGTCTGAAAGATAGCAATAGTAATCCGCTTACAGCTTCCAATGGCGGTGCCATCGCCCTGACCCGTACAGAATTTGGGACAGTGGCAAATACCCTTTTTACCGGAGGATACCTCGTTGTAGTAATATTTCGTATTTACACCCTGGTAGATTGTCGTCTCAAGGGTACTCGAGAGTCGATAGATATCACACAGCGTCTTGTGTAAGTCAGACCGCTTAATGAGAGCATTAACCTTGTAGTCACTATTAAGTAGCTGAACTGCGAATTTCGTAAGAGAAAGCGGCACTTCAGTAATCCGTTCAGGGAGGTCATTAAATTGCTTAATAAGCCATGTAATAACGTCACGAGAGAACTCCTCATTGGTAACACCCGTCATTTGAAAGCCCCCGTTCGCGAAGAGTTTCACATTGACCTCCTTGAATTCACCACCAACCTCTCGCAGCTTCCGCACAACAATAGTGCTCTGATTGAAGAATGTCTTGTCACTGATGCGCCGCTTTGTAAGAAGGTCCCTTGCAGAATTTCCAATTACGTTCGTCTCATGCTCCATCTTTAGAATCCCCTCCTTTGGATATCCAATGGGAATCATAAGAGTGCGAATATTTTTAAAGAGAGTGCCGAGATTGATAGTTGTTCCGAGGTGACCGGTAGTAACTAGTGTAGAAATACGCAAGGGCGTAAACTCGAGAGCAGTCGGATCCATTTTTTAGGTACTCTGGGGCGGCCATACTTCCAATTTTTGTTTCACGAATCGTATAAACCAGTCTGATAAAATGGCCGACCTTTGTTTGAAACTAATCATCTTAATGAAATCAGTGTCGCTGATTTGAAGCATTTCAACGAGTCCCTCTTTTCCGAGAGAGTTCGTGAAATTCGCACAGAAAAGGCAGAACATTGAAAAATCGGGGTAGGTCCACTTTTGCAGGGCGGTTTCAAAAATTCCGTTTAGTTGTGAATTGTTCGCTGTAAAAAGTGTATTCCAAAGCTTCGCACAATCTTGATAGCGCCCTGGATTTAACATGAAAAATCTGATGTCTCCACGTCTGAATTCAACATCGAGGCCTGTAATTTTAAGAGATTCCTTCGGCTCCTTGAGAATTAGAGACATTCTGTGGTTGAAGTCTGCAGACTTCGGAGCCTCGAACGGAATTACAAGAAATTTGTGGATAATTGAGGCGTGAATTCGCGAAATTGAATTACAGAGAAAAATAATAATAACCTTATCGGTTGGTTCATCTAAGAGGGGTCTGAGGGCAATTTGTGCCTGATCGGTAAGAGTTTCCGCCTCGTCGAAAACAATGATTTTTGGACCACTGGCATCTGGAAAAAGAGCACTAAAGGATGAGCGAATAAATGGATAGACGCGGCTACGGACGGCATCGAGTCCGCGCTCGTCGCTTGAATTCAGAAACAGGGCACGGCCGAAGAAGGTTGAATTAGCACCCTTTCCATGAAGCGCCTCGACGAAAAACTTTGCAGATGTAGTTTTTCCAGAGCCTGGTGGCCCAATTAGAAGGAGGTGCGAGCGCGATTTAGGGAATTTTAGCATTGTATCTAGAAGTGTCTGAATTCTTTTTGGAAGACCTAGGTGTTCCATCCCTTTCAGGAAATGGTAAAGGTGGTTTAACCCTGCCCTTTTAGAAAAAGGGCCCAAAAACTCGATGGGTTGGATCTTTTTTGGAAAAAGCTTGGCAAAAAGTTAAGTACTTAACGCTAGTTGTTTATAAAATTGAAGCTGACAATTCCAAGATACTAACTATAAAATGGGTCAATATTATCTTACAGTTATTCTTGCTGAAAAGTCGGACAAAGAGTATATTCGCACGTATTTGGATCCAGGAATGTATAATTATGGTGTGAAACTAACAGAGCATTCATACATCAATAATAACTTTATGAAAATTGTCGAGAACCTAATTGGCCCAAACGGAATGTTCTACAAGAGCCGCATCGTCTGGGCTGGAGATTATGCTGACAATGAGCCTAATTCTGAGAGTAATCTATACGACATATGCGAGGGAAAGGATCCGTTTGAATATAAGGGAACGCTTGTATCATATAACTACATTGTGAACCACACAAAGAAGGTATACGTCAAGAAAACTGCTAGCATGTACTTGCACCCACTTTCTCTTCTAACTGCGGAAGGAAATGGGCGTGGAGGTGGTGATTACCATGGACCAAATATGCAGATGGTAGGAAATTGGGCGCGCGATGTCATCTCTATGGAAAATGAGGCTCCTGACTATACACTGATTGAGTGTGTATTCTAAAAGGGCAGCCTTATATTTTGGGGCCTTTTTTTAAAAGGCCACCACATATTTTGGGGCCTTTTTTTAAAAGGCCACCACATATTTTGGGGCCTTTTTTTAAAAGGCCACCACATATTTTGG